TTCTGATGGTTCAGATGGTAGCGATGGTGCTACTGGACCTGCGGCTGGCTTCGGCACTCCGACAGCCTCAACTGGCCCTATTGGCGTGACGGCAAGTGGACCCGATACTGCTAAAGTATTTGCATTTAGCATACCTGCGGGAGCAACCGGCCCAACAGGTGCTACTGGAACTGCTGCGGGCTTTGGAACTCCAACCGCTTCTACTGGACCAATAGGTGTAACAGCAAGTGGGCCGGACACGGCTAAGGTGTTTGCTTTCTCGATACCTCAAGGCGATACAGGACCGACAGGCCCTACGGGACCTACTGGGCCAACGGGACCCGATGGTCCTACTGGGCCAAGTGGCGGCACAGGTGCTATTGGTGGCTTAGATGATGTAATGGTTGATGCTACTAATTTCACAGACGGATTCTTACTTCAAACAGACAGTAATGGTTCAGCCCCGACAACAGGAACACTAAGTGGCGCAAGCGATAATATCGGTCTTGGTAAAGATGTATTTTCCACATTAACAAGCGGAACAAAGAATATCGTTATTGGTAATACTGCCGGAGATGCTATAACGACTGGTAGGGAAAGTGTAATGATTGGGTATGGTGCTGGTTCGGCAATAACAGGAAATAAACACGATAATGTATTTATTGGAAAAGATGCAGTAGTTAATCCAACAACCACAAGTAATACAGTAGCGATAGGGCATAGCGCAGGTAAGGATGCAATCGGTAGTCAAAATGTATATATCGGAACCAGTGCGGGTAAGTTCTTTACAAATGAAACTGTTGATTCTCAAATGAATACATTTGTTGGGCATAATGCCGGTTTGAGGGGAACAACAACTGGAAACCAAGCATGGATTACTATTGTTGGCGCACAGGCCGGTTATTCCACAGCAGTAGGGGCTTATTCAACAATTGTTGGGGGGCAAGCAGGGCGATATGCACCCGGAGGGAGTAATACATACATAGGACAGGCTGCCGGTCACGGAAATAGCAACACAACTTCCAGTTCCAACAATAACATAGCATTAGGCAGAAGTGCTCTTTACGGCTGGCAAATGACTACTGCTGGTGCAAACATAGCAATTGGCGGCTCAACTTTATATAACATTACAACAGGTGGAGTCAATATCGCTATTGGTAGTTCTGCATTAAATGATGTAACAGATGGTGATTATAACATAGGTATAGGATATGAGGCGGGAGATTTAATAACAACTGCTAATAAGAATATCACAATAGGCTACCGAGCCGGAGATAACATCACAACAGGTTCAAACAATGTTATTATCGGCGGTGCTGATGCGCCTTCTGCAACAAATAGCGACCAATTAGTTATTGCATCCGGTGATGGTTCGCCTACATGGATAACCGGAGATTATACTGGTGGTATTGCATCTAAAGCACAAGTTGTAGCAGTATCAAGTAATACAACATTAACAGAAGCACAATCCGGTTCATATGTTTATTGGACAGCAGGTACACTAACATTACCCGCAAGCGCAACAGTAGGTACACAATTTACTATATTCAACAATACTGGTTCTAGTGCAACAGTAGGTCTTGGTACAAGCAACTCTATCGTAAGCAATTGGGCTACTAATGCAGCAGTAGGAGATAATGAAGCAACATCATACATTTGCGTATCTTCTACAAATTGGGTACAAGTAGGTTGATAGTATGAGTTTTATAGGAACGGTAGGTTCGGTAGCACAAGCGGGTCAAACCGGAGTAGCCCCTACTGATGTAAGTATAGCAACATCTTCTAGCGGTAATTACGATGATGCAGTTGTGGTTGATTGTTCAACAGGAATTACTTTCTTTGAAGATGATGGTTCGGGTTTTAGTTCAAGGGCTTATGCCGATTTTTTCCAAATAAATCAGATGGCAAGTGCGTACAATAATAATGCTGTTACTGAGACATTTATATTCAAAGGGTATTGTAGAGCCACAGGTGCAACGTCATTTTTATGGGACGTATCAATTGATTCAAACTCAGATGCTAATGGTACTTATTCAGTTATAGGTACGGCATCAACAAGCCAAGATGCAACAGGTACAGACGGTGCAGGTGAAAAGGTGTATTGGCAGTTTGCGGGTAGTAAAGGCAGCGTAGTATATCCAGAAAGTGGTATGGTATTAATAATGAAAGTAAATTGTACGGCTACTAATGCTTACGGCTCAACAGCCGCACCTGAATTGACAATTATGCTTAATTTTGATTAGGTACACCTTAAATAAGCAATACAGGCTGATTTGTATATGCAGTACCCAAACTGGTTACTATACGAAGAAATACTAGACAAAGAAACCTGTGAAAGATGGATAGAGGCAGGTAAGTTAGTAGAACCACAAGAGGCATCTACTTTTAACAAAGATGACAGCCATAGAAAAACACAAATCCGATGGCTACAAAACGAAGGTGTCTATCAAGAAATGCATGATGTTTTTAAGAAAATTGCTTTAGATGCAAACCAATATTTTCAAACTACAATAACCTATTTGCCACCGTTACAGTTTACAGAATATGCTGATGTCGGACACAAATACGATATGCATCACGATGTCAACTATAATAGACAAGATGGATTTCATAGAAAACTTAGTATTGTCGTACAACTAACTGACCCTAGCGAATATGAAGGTGGTATATTAACTTTCTCACATACACAAAATCCTGACCCCGAAGCACTAATAAAACAAGGCTCGATAATTGTTTTCTATTCTTACCTAGAACATGGCGTAAGTCCGATAACAAAAGGTTCAAGAACTAGCCTTGTTGGGTGGTTTGAAGGACCACGTTGGAGATAATTTAACTAACGCCAATAGTAGTTAGTATCATGAGCGAAAGCACTAGCGTAGCATATATTATTTCCTTAATAATAATTCTTGGTATGGTAGGTCCTTCGTTTAGTTTAGAGTCTTTGGAAAGAGACGGTGTTGTTACTTGTAACAATGTTACTGGTGAAGTTATAGAAAAAGAAGCACCCGTTACTCTTGTAGTACAAGTAAATGATAGTGTGGGTAATTACGTAAAAACTTATGATGTGTTTGTAAGTCCTAAAGCCTTTGCGAATTATAGTATCGGTGATACACATATAGAACCTATTTGTACGATAAGTGATTATAAATACTACAAAGAAATTATAGATATGTTACTAGAAAGTGGTATTCTAGGAGAGTAACCTTTTAAGTAGGTTTTATGTATTGGTTGTATTATGGCTGCCGTGAGGAAGGGGAAGATTGTTTATAGTCCTCCCGAAAAATCATACACCAATGTAAACATTGAAGAAACACTTCATGGGTTCAAGTTGTATCGAGTAGGTGCGACTAGACCGTTTAGTGTCATTCCTTTCTCAGCCGTAAAACAAATAATATATGAGCGTGAATAAAATGACTAACAATACAACAGCCGAGACTTGCTTAAATGCATTGAATGAAACAATAGACTGCATACCCCTAGAATCATCATCTTTGCTTGGTGATATAGAGATAATCTTACTAGCGTTAGTAGGATTAGCGGGAATAGGAGTATGGCTTTACAAAAAGTTCTTAGTACTAAATGCTGACGGTAAAATAACTCTTGATGAGATTATTGATAACGTAGATGAGGTAAAAGAAAAACTTGTAGAGGCAAAAGCAGAATTAAAAACTCTAGATGAAACTCTTGAGTCCCGTAATGTTGCTGAATTGAAGGCTATGCTAAAAGAGAAGGGACTTGCTGTTAGCGGTAAGAAATCAGACCTAATTGCTCGATTGAAGGCGAGTATGGATGAATGAAGATAGCGTTATTAGTATAAGATTAGATAATTTAGAAGAAACTGGAAAAAGACATGAAAGACTTATTGAACAACTAGTTCAGTCTAACATGGATATGAAAACAGGTCTTGCACAGGTGGCTACTGAATTAGAGGTTACTAATGGTCTTATTGCATCCTATATGTCAAACACACAAAAAATTACATTGGCATTAATAGCAATAGTGGCAGGGGCTATGGGTTTATCAACGCAGATGTGATATTATGAATCAAGAAGAATGGCATATATGGTGTAGAGACGTTACAAAAAGATTAGCAAACCTTGAAAAGACACTAAAAGCGTATAACAAAATGCAGAAGCGTATGCTTTTTGTGTTAATAACAGGAACGGTGTTAAGTAATGGTCTATTATTGTACTTCAAGTGATGTTGGTATGAGGCTTGGGCTAAACTCAGCCCAACGCACACAAGCAGCATCTAAGTTAACGCTTGCTATACGCAGGGCTACAATAGATATAGACCAAGTTTTTAGAGACTACGGTAGAAATGTACCTAGCAAATCCATAGCAGATACTACACTTAACGGTGCGATAAGTGCGGGCGCTACTAGTATTACTTTAACTAGTTCTGCTTCTTTTACTACAACAGGTAATGGAAACGTAGATGGCGACTCTTTTTCTTGGACAGGTAAAGACTCTGATGATTCTAACATACTAACAGGTGTTGAGGGAATTAGTGCAGACCACGCCACAGGCGTTACTGTTCAAGCGGGAGAGTTTGCTCACGTTCTTAGAGAAATATGTGCCGATATTGCAGCAGCCTACTATATGGAAGATGAGGGTACATTTCAAGAAAACTCTATGAGAGGTGGAGTGTTGAGAGAAAGAGGTACATTTAACCTAACTAGACTAGCCCACTTGGGTAGTGTAGATTAGGTGAGAACATGAAGGGATTTACAAAAGTACCTTATACTCACGCAGGTTTTCCTAAAATAGACGCAGTAACTAAGTTTAGAGCGAATGTTGTAGGTAAATTAGATGAGCAACAAAGTGTTTTAAACGAAAAAGTGAGAAACTTTGATGGGTATCAAGGACCACGTAATATACAAACACAAAGAAATGCATTAAACATAACCAAAAATAGACGAAGTGATATTGGGTTTGAGGCTTATTTTGATAGGTCGGCATACAAAAAAATATTTACTACTATCAATAAAGAAGTAACAGAGGCTATGGAAAAGGCTATGGAAGATGCCTTAACTGATGCCGCCTTTATGACTGTGGACCAAGTTGTAAATATGCGTAGAAACTTTAAGGGTAAATATAACTCTAATAAAAGAACTGATAGAGATTTGTATGACGTTATAGGTAATTCTTTATGGTGGGGTAGAAAAACATTAGAACAAAAAAACCAATTCACATCTTTCTTTGTGGGTTCGTATGATGAAAGACAAAGTTATGACGAACAACCAAGAGGTGTTACTGGTAGTAGAGGCGCTAATCTAACTGAGTTGACGGCAGAGGGTACAGATAGTTTTAGGTTAGATTCACATCCTTTAGGTGGAACAAAAAGATTAGTTAATCACTTAAAGAATGCAAGAGGTGGTTGATATGGGTATAGCGACAAAAACACAGTATTGGAATAGTAGGATGACGGGTTCAGACCCTACTTCCTTAACAGGCACATTTAATGATAGTTGGACTGCTGCCGGTAGTGGTTCAGCATCCGGTGGTGATTGGGTAATTACTAACGGAACATACAGTATTACACCGGAAGCAGGTGGCTCTTATACCTTAGTTGCTGCGTTTGAATATACTACCGCACCTAGTACTAATACTGTTCTTATGACCTTAGATAATGGTACTCATAAAGTAGAAGTAAAATCAACAGGTAATAATACATCATTAAGTTTAGTAGGTGCTAGTACTGTTACTGTTAGTGATTTAGACATCAAAAAGGAAGAAGAGAATCCAGTTACTTTAATCTTAAGACTAACTTTAGAGGCAGGTGGGGCAGCAAAACTTTACACACACGAAATAGTCAACGACTTTACTGGTGCAGTTGCCTATTATAGCGTTACAGGGGCGGCTGGAAGCAGCGCATCGGTTAGTTGGGGTAATACTAGCGGCAGCGTAAAATGGTCGGCTGTATATTACTCTAAGTTTGGTGCATTTACACCCGAAGAACTACTAATATCTGACTTCGCACAAGATACTTTGGCTAGAATGGGTCTTGGTATAGTACAACAATTAAAAGATAGTACTAGGATGTATCTAAAAACACAAGTACCGGACTCATCAATAGTATATGGTTACGACATATCTTCGCAAATGCTTAACAGAATACCTGTACCAAGCATACACGTTTTAATATCTGAGTTAAACTCACCTAATTTTGAGTCATTAGGTGGTGCAAAAATAACACAAGAGTACGATGTTAGGGTATTTATTACTGTTAGGGGTACTAATTATGAAGATGCTTACCGAGCAGGACTTAATATTATGGGAGAAGTATTCGATGAATTATACACAAATACTGGGGTACAAGCCACAACAGACAGTATTATTTCATACGATGCTAAACTAGATTCAAAGATGGATGATGACGAAACTATATGTGTTCATGTGCTTACTCTTACTTATATGCGAAGAATAGATATGAGACACCGATAATAATATTGATAAGGCAGTCAACGCCTCGACACACTATACTAGAGGCATTTATATGGTAGAGTTTCTAAATAGATATGTTGGATTAAAGAAAGAAAGCAGTTACGGTAATGAGGCGACAGCAGACGTTTTTGGTGAAGTAGATGACGAATCGTTTGCTACAAGAATGGATTTGTTGACAAGACAAGACATGAGTAGACCTGTTGTTGGTAAATCTGTTACTGGTACAGAATACTCAGAAGGAGGCTACAATATGGCTGTCCAATTAGATACATTTTTGGGTAATACATTAGCAGCATTCTTCCCAAAAACAACCTACGATGGTGGAGGTAACGCAATCCACTTATTCAAAGAGCCGGCAGTAGCCGCAGATACATACAATTCTTACACTTTTGAAGTAGGTAGAGAACAAAAAATACACACTTACACAGGTATGGTAGCAAACACATTATCCATTACAGCAAGTGTAGGTGAGTACGTTATGCTTACAGCAGATTTCGTAGGCCAAAGAGAAAAGGCATCACAAGATAATATTTCAGATACAGCAGTTACTTTTGGTGGAGCAGCATTAGACGCACTTTATTTCTCTAATGGTGTAGTTAAGTTCGACGATGGGGCATCAACAGCGCCGGCAGCATCAGCAAGTGTTAAATCAGTTGATTTCCAAATAAGCCTAAACCCCGATACAGATAACGCATACGCAATAGGAGACAGTACATACAGTAGCCAACCTAAAATGCAAAGAAGAGAAGTTACTGGTACAGTAGAGTTTAATACAGTTCTTTATGGCGACCAATCCTTAGATGAGCCGGATTATACATCTTTAATTGCAGAAGATGGTCTTGCTTACAACGATGGTACTGACCCTGTTATGATTTTAGAGTTCCAAGAAGAAGCGAGTGGTAGTGATAACTTTTTAAGATTTAACTTCTATAACATTCGTTGGGAAGCCCCTACCGCTAACGTAAGTGGTAGAGACACAAATACAATGAGTGTTGGTTTCGTAGCATTATATGATGATGCTTTGGGTTGCATGACTGTTGAAGCAAAGGGTGGCGCATTAGGAACAGACGTATTCTGAGGTGTTAAACTTGAAAGATTTTATCGAATCATTAGGTAGGGAAATACCTGCTGAACAGATGGATAATATTGTTGCTATTGGTGATAAAAGAAAGATTCTAAAATACTGCCGAAGATTTCCTATGGCATCCAAGCCTGTTTCTAAACCTAAACCAAAAGTTATTGTTCCCCTAAAAATAGACGAAGAAGAGTAATTCTTTATTAAAGGAATACGTCTTACAACAACTAGCGAGAGCGAGAGTGTGGTATTATGCCAGTAATGAAAAAAGAAATAGAGTTAGAAGATGGAACAAAGATTTGGGTTAGGCAAGCATCCGGTATGGAAAAGTTAGCAGTTACTAACGCACAGGGTAAAGCGTTTAGAAAAATGCGTCATGCAGGTGAACCGGAAAATTGGACAGAGGAACAAGAAGAAGAGTTTGCTGACCTTATAGAAGAACTAGGTGGTGGCGTAGAGGAACAAATGGCTTCATGGATTCCTCCGTGTATATTAGAAGAAGATTTTGATATTAACCTATTAACAACAGAAGAGTTAATGAAAATATTATCCTTTGTAAGAGGGGATGATAAGGATGGCGCAATCCCTTTATAGATTTTATTAGAGTAGCCCCCTCTCTATGTATGGCCTTCAAGGGGGTTTTACCCTCTGACTTATGGGTAAAATATAACGTAGAGGGCGGTAGGCATTTGATGGATTTAGATTTGTTGATAGCAGCAGATATAAATGATAAAATAGCAGATGCTACAAAGGATGCAAGTAAGAAAGATGCTAAGGGAGCAGTCGCTAGACGTGACCAAAGAAGAGAGCAAAGAAAACTATTAAACAACAACAATGAACTACTCGATATATTGAGAGATAGCGGAGTGCCGTTTATAGGCGAGAGTAGAGAGGATTGAGATGATAGAAAGTACATTTTTGCCTTACTTAACTACTATATTTCCAATAGTATGTGCTATTACTTTACTAGTTCTACGTGCCGGTGCGTCTAGGGTTTTCTTCGATATTGTTGGTACATATCAAGCAGACAGATTAATTAAAGACCAAGACGCAGCATTAACTGTATATGAATCTCTTTACTTAGATACTTTTAACGGAATACAAGAAGCGGCACAGGAGATAGGCGACCAATTCACAGATTTAGTAGATTTTGTAAGACCATTAACCGAAGAGATAGAAGAAGCAAGAATACAATTAGAAAAGTTTCTTGATATGGCTGAAAGTGATATGAAGGCAGTACAACAAGAAGTAATAGATGTGGGACAGGCATTCGCTTTTGCTGCTGATGAGGCTATGTTAGCCGGTGCTAAAATGGCACAGTTGAGTGGTGTTTTAGGTCCTAGTTCAATAGGTGTTGGTACAGAAATAGGTATGATGTTCGGTCTTATATCCGGTATGGAAACTGATGCTGCTATGCAACGTATGGTAAACTTAAATCAACAAACTAAGTTTATGACACAAGGTATAGAAGAAAACATGAGTGCGACAGAACAGGCTACTAGAATTAGAATTAACTCTATTAGAGTTTTAGATGAACTTAACACCGTAGAAAACAGGTCGGTTGCTACGATGGAGCAGATTACTTTCGTTATGAATCAGTTCGCTTCACAGGCAAAACTAACTAACGAAAGTATTGCTGCTATGGCTGCTTTATCCGCTACACTTATTGAAGCGGGTGAAGAACAAGGTAAGGGTGGTCGTGCTTTACGTATGATGTACGCTAGACTTGGTGCTGATATTAATGGTTCAAGAAAGGCGGTAGAAGATTTAGGTATTGCTGTTGCTGACTCAGAAGGTAACATGAGAGCATTTACTGATGTTCTAGTAGACCTTGCTGCCGCATATCATACAATGAGTGGTGAAGAACAGACCTCTTTGGCCCAAACAGTAGCAGGTAACAGACATTATACTCGACTGATTAAATTATTAGAAAACGTAGACAGGGTAAAAGAACTAGAGTTTGAAGCAACAATCGCTATGTTCCCTGCTATGGATGAAATAGAAAGAAGAAGAAAAACTGAGTTATTCCTATTACAAGAGGCAGAATCGGCATACAAAACCCAAGTTGGTATTTTAGGTAATCAGTTATTACCTACTTTAACTAGCGTTACAGAAAGACAAACAGTTTTCTTAAAACAAGTAAACGCTTTAGCAGATTCACCGCTTGGTGGAATAATTACAGTACCATTATTTTTTGCTCAATCAGCAAAAGCATTTATGGGTCCTGCCTTACAAATGATATTGTCGTTACAAAATATGAATATTGCCCTTAGAACACAAAGTGCTATTACTAGGGCATTAAATGGGGAAAAAGTAGCCGGAATGGGCTATGATAGAATGACCGGTAATTTTAATACCAAAGAGGTAGAAAGAAAGCGTGCCTTAAATGCAAGAATGAAAGAAGAGTTGGTTTTGAGAGAAAGACTAAATAGAGAATCAAAGGTGTGGTTACGGGAATCAAGTTACAAAGATATAGCATTTAAAAAGATAGATGAAATTAATAAAGCGCTAAGGGATAATGCATTAGCACACACAGAAGTAAGGCGACAAATGGCAACATCAGTAGGCATTACAAAAATGTATGAAGATAGAAAAGAAAGTCTGAGCGCAAAAGAAAAGAAAATATTTAACGAAGCGGTAGATAGAAGAAATAAAGAAATGGCTCAACTAAGAGAACTTGAGGCACAAAGACGAGAAATGCACGAACAAAAAAAGATACATACAATGGAAATAGAGTATATATTAGATAGAGAAATAGCCATAGACCAATTAAAACATGATGTAGAACAAAGACAGATGAAACAAAAAGCGCAAAGTTTTAACAAGTTAACTATTCAGATGGGTGCGCTTGGTGGTGCTATGATGATGATTGGTGGAAAAAATGCTAAAGTTATGCGAGCAGGTATGGCACTTAGTAGTGCGGCTATGGGAGTTCAAACAATAAAAGTAATAGCAAATACTTACGCTAATCTAACAAATATGTTTTCTACTAAACTACTAACAGATGAGGAAAGAAAGAGAGCAATTCAGTTAGGTATTTTGAATGAACTAGAAGCACAGGCGACAAGACGTACTCTTACTTTAGCAACCGCAAGGGGTGCATTAGCCACAGCATCAAGTAAAGTTGCTAAAGTAGGTAAGTTTTTGTTGAATCCTTGGGTCGGTGCGGCTTTAACAATAGCCTCAGTTGCAGCAGCCATATACAAGTTTAGAAAGGCTTCAAAAGAAGTAACAGAATCAATAAAACAAGAACAGATAGAACTAAACGATGTAATGTTAGATAGTGCTATGGTTTTAACAATGTTAAAAGACAAAGAACTAGATGTCAATAAAACAATTGAAGAAAAGACTGCATTAATAAATAGTCTAAAAGATTCAGAAGATGAATTAATAAAGACAAGAGTTGAAGGTCTAAAAGAAGAGTTGAAGGCATTAAAACAAACAAAGGATATAAGAGAGTTCGAGGCCGAACAATTAACAGGAGAAGCAGGTAGAAACTATTTCAAACTGATGGATGAACAAAACAGATTGTATGATAAGTTTGGTAAAAATGGTGTAGGTATTTACGGTATTGATGACGATGCAATTCATAAAGCAGGTAATAGACTCAAAAGCGTTCTACCATTTCAAGAAGATTATCACGACCAAATACGTAAAGCCGAAAAAGATGTTAAAAATTATCGAAAGGAAAATGTACAATTGATTAACTTTATAGAAAAACACGGAATTAATAGTTATGAAGAGTTAACAATTATGGCTGAACAATACGGTAAAAGTATTAATGATTTAATAAACGACACTAACAGAGAAGAGTCGGCTCTTGATAATTTAGGCACACAATATAGTGCAATAACAGACCAATTAAAAACCTTTAGTGATACTAGAGAAGAAATGTTCTACGGATTTGATAGAAACAATTTGACCGGAGACTTAGTAAGACAAGTTACACAGCAGGGTGTAGAAACATTAGTTACTACTACCGAAGTTATAATGACAAATAACTTCAACGGCATGACTGTACCGGAGGTAGCAGACATGATTATAGAAGAGATAGAGAATAGAGGGAACCTAAGAGGTTACAATCTCTCAACAGCATAGGTGAGAGTATGGTAAGAACAGTATCAAAAAAATATCAAATATGGCTTGCGGGCTACTACGATGATTTTAACGGTGCTAGGGCTATTCCCGATAATCTACAATCACCCTCTGATACATCTTATTCTATTGCTTCAAGTCATTTTGGCAATCCTATGAACGGAGAAGCGTCTCTTAACCCAAGATATAGATTTAGTATAGCCGATAGAAAAGGCGTAGGCTCTAATTATGTTAGTGGTGTTAGTAGCAGCAACCAATACCTAAGAAACAATGGTGTGTTTGAGTGGCTAACTCTAGACAATAAAAGAAACAATGCTTCTGATTGGGAAGGTAGAATACAACTACAATATCCCGATGGACACATAGCAAACAGATATAGATTTGGTGGTAGTACAGCAGAAGGTAATCAAGGCTATCAAAGATTTGTAAATGGACACGATACTAGCGGTTCTTACTTAGTTTCTGTTGGCGCAAACGACGCAACATTTGGTAGAGCAGACATGAAAAGATTTGACGCTACAAACTATGCGGCAGAAAACGCAGGTTTT